CTACTTGGTCAATGGCACCCCCAGTGAACTGCCGCTGCCCTCGATCTACCTGGAGAGAGCACGACCGGAGGATCTGGCAGAACTGGTGGCCAGTGACTTCTGGCGACAACGACAGGACGTAATGCCGCCCGTCCTGAGCCTGGTCCATCTGGTGGAGGTGGACGGCTCGGATCTTGGGGTTTTCGAAGTGCGTAGCGAGCTGCGCCCCGTGTTCACCGCTGCCGCGCTTTCCGTTCAACAGCACCCACTCAGAAGGAAACCGAAATGCTGATTCTGACCCGCCGTATTGGCGAAACCATCCGCATCGATGACGACATTGAAGTCACGGTATTGGGCATCAAGGGCAACCAGGTGCGCATTGGGGTAACCGCGCCAGAGGCGGTCGAGGTGCACCGCCAGGAGATCTACGAGCGCCTCTATGGCGAGAGCGCGCAGCGCGATCCAGCCCTGCAGGGCTAGTTGGGAATAGACGGTGCCTAGGAGCAGCAACTCCAGGCACCAGCCACCACGAGAAGGAGAAACACCCTTGAAAGCATCCACCCCAAGCAGCAGCGGTTCGAAGGCTACCACAACGCCGCGCCACCTGCAGGCGACCGCCATTGTCGGCGGCGCCCTCATTGGCTTCCTGGTCATGAAGACGTGGGAAGCCAGGAGCCAACTGGAGAACGTGACCCACACGGCATGCCTGCAGGGCGACCTGTCCGCCCAGGACGCCGCCCTGGTCCACCAACTGCTGGCGGCATCGCCACGCACCAACCTGATTTGAAGGAGCACGCATCGATGACGACAACATTCACCAACTCCCGCAACGCTGACAAGTTCGTGATCCGCCTGCCTGATGGCTTGCGAGGCCGCATCGCCGCAGTGGCGAGCGCCGCGCACCGCAGCATGAATTCGGAAATCGTCGCTCGCCTTACGCAGTCGATCGACGCTGACGACGACACGCATCAGGTGGGGGCGGTCACGGTGTTTTTGCCCGAGGTTGTCACCCAGGAAATCAGCGGCCTGGCCCAGCTCAACGAGCGGTCAGTGAACGGCGAAATTACCCACCGGCTCAAGCGCTCCACCGTCGTGGATCAGCTCAACGACGAGCAGGCCCGCATGATCGGCATCTTGCTGCGCAGGATCGAGGAGCTGGAATCGCGGCTGCAGTTGAAGGGGGCAGCGTGATGCTGATCGACGGCAACCTGGTGGCGGTGACAGACATCGAGATTGACGAGGCGCGGCGTCAGTTGGCCCTGCCTGAAGACTTCTTTCTGATGCAAGCGACCCAACGGCTTTACCACGACCCTGGCGACGGCACCGTAATGATTCCGCTGCCCGCTGACATGCTGGTGGTCAACTTCGAGAACAATACAGGGGACAGGAAATTTGGTGTTGTCCGCATCAACTCTCTTAAATACAAACTAGAGGGATACCGAAAGGATACTTAATAGATATTCATTAGATATCCATTAGATATCAAAATGAGCGCTGCGGCGCTCATTTTTGTTATTTCATGCAAAGTTATCCACAAGCGCTGATTGAGCTTGCCATCAAGAAACCAAATCCCATACTTACGAGAGAAATTCAACACGCTTAAAATTCTTGACGAATTGAAACTTTGGATCACAAAATATTAGCCATGTGCCATCATGCAAACGGAGTTACGCCATGACACACCCAGCCCCTTGCCTCACTGAGCTGGCCGACGAAATTGAAAGCCACGGAAACATGTTGGCGTTGCTGACCGACGTGCATGTTGCTGAACTTTCCCCACGGGGCAGGATTGGCCTGATTCAGTTGTCGTCGGAGTTGATGCGGGAGTACACAGACATCGAAGTTCGATTCAAACGCTATCGTGCATCGTTGACGCCGAGTTGCTGAAAGATCTCCTGCTGCCGGGTCCGGCTCATGCTGCTGAGGCGATCGAATACCAGGCGGTCCATCATCTGCTCTGACGGCCGCAGCGTGTGGGAAAACGTCAGATGCGAAACGAAGCGATGACCACAGTCCTGACAGTCACAGTAGAGGGAAACGAACTCCTTGGAGATATCGTTCCTGGAAGAGATCCGGCACTTTCCGCCACATTCCCTGCAGTACACTCGCATAACCCACCCCGGTTCCAAATTGGGCACTATTCTGCCACAGGAAAGTGCCCGCTGCTGCTTAGTCCATGGATTCACTGCGCAACTGGCGCGGGCTCACGCCAACTTATACGGCGATCCTCTCGCAACAGCTCGTTGACCTGGTCGAACAACTGACAGATCGGCCTGATTTCATTGTTGGTGTAAACACGATCAATCTTCTCAATATCACCAAAGCCCCCGGAGTTTTCTGGAATGATTCCCGCCAACGCGGGGTTCATACGCCAAGCCGCGATGATGTCGTTCCTGGTAATGTTCTTCACCTTTTCCAATTCGTCCCGCGCCTGGAAGTCACCCACTGGAATGATCTTGATCGCATTTTCCTGGCCGCCGGGAATATTGACGAACATCGAGCGGAAGTTACCTACACCCTTGCTCGCGCTGATCTGCGCCTGCAGGTTCTCTTCGTCCTCCTCCGACAGGTTGGGATCGTTGGTGTAGAAGATGTAACCCGCGTGGGCGCCGTTGCTGTAGTAGCGCCGGCGGAACAAGGTCGCGGCCTCGTTGAGCAGCAGCGCCTGCAGGCCGCCCAGGTAGTCGGGCACACCGTAAATATTCTGCTCCACATCGTAATCCTTGATGTGGATAACCTCGTCTTGGTCGAACTCCTCTTCCTTGCTGTGCGGCAGCAACATGGTGAAGCCGCCATCCACCTTTACCCGCATGTTGAGCGCCGGCAGGTGCTCCAGCTCCAGGGCGTGGTCCGCGAAGTTGAAGTGCACCAGGAAGAACGCCTCCCCGAACACCATGTAGTCCATCGCTGCGCAGCCCATGGTATGGGTGCTACAGCCCGCCGAGGGGATGAACTCACGCAGTAGCAGGTTGCGCTTGAACTTGGGGATGGCGCCGTGGTGCGCGTTGGCACGCAGCAGCCTGGCCAGGCCAATCCGCGACACAGGGGGCTTGTACAGGCGCCCGTCGTCGGTGGGAAACACGCCCAGGTACTCGCCCATGTTCGCGGTAAGCACCTGCTCCGGCTCGCCGAACGTGAACACCCGTGTTCGCTGTTCCGCGTTCTGCAGGGTGGGCCGGGTTTTTCTGCGTCGATTGGGCATTGGTTGCGCTCATCAGGTAGCGGCTACGGCGCCGCCGGTTGGTGTTCAGGGGTTCGTTGTGCAAGGCGTGCATCACCGCCCAAGCGATGTCGGCGTGGCCGGTGGCGTCCGTCCTGGACGCACTGAAGGTGATCTGCCCGCCGCCGGTGGTACCGCGCTTGATGGTCAGGAAGGCCTGGGCGATGTCGGTCCAGCCGGCGTCCCACTCGATCCGCGCGGCACGAACCACGTCCTGGGCCTTGAGGACCAGCGTGGTTTTCGTCTCCAGGCTGTAGTGAATTTGCGTGGCCCGTGGGTAGAAGTCGTGCACCAGGTCGAACACACCGATGCCCACACCGGTGGTGTCGATGCCAATGTGCTGGACGTTGAAGCGCTCGGTGAGCAACTTCACCTGGTTGGCCTGGTAGGTGAACGACTGGCCCCGCCAGCTGTGCTTCTCCAGAATCCTGAACTTGCCGCCCTGCTCCGCCGGCGGCGCCACCACTACACAGGTCGCATCGTCCCGGGTTCGGCTGGGGTCGTACCCCAGCCATACAGGGGCATCGCCAAACGGTCGGTCTTCATTGGGCTTGTAGTCATCCCATAGGCCAAGGTCGGAGTAGCAGCGCTCCAGATCGGCCAGCGCAAACGCTGACTGCGTGCTGTCGATGAACTTGCACATGAACAGCTGCTCGAAGCGCTCTTCGTCGTTCTCCAGCCGCAGCCGATCGATATCGAACAGGTTGCAGCCGCCGGCTATGGCGTCTTCCAGGGTGATGATCTTGCGCCACTGCCCATCCGGGCAAAGCGTGCCGGCGTGGATCTCGGCATCGCTGGGCCATGCTCCGGCCTTCTTGGCTCGCTTGCTGTTACGGAAGGTCTCGCCCGTCCAGAACGGATAGGCCTCATGGGTGACCGCGCTGGGGGTCGAGAAGTACGTCTGGCGCCACTTTGCATGAGCGGCCATGCCGCTGGCCACGCCCTGGATCTTGTCGAAGCGCGGAATCCAGAAGATTTCGTCCACGTACAGGTGGCCGTGGTAGCTCTGCGCGGTATTGGCGTTGGTGGACAGGAAGCGCAGTTCGGCCCAGGGCTTGCCGTCCTTGCTGAGCTTGATCGGGTTGCCGGTCAGATCGATGTCGAACCACTTGCTGGCAAACTCCACGATGTAGCTGCGGAACACCTCGGACTGGGCACGGCTGGCAGACAGGAAGATCTGGTTATCCCCGGTCAACACCGCGTCCATGAAGGCCTCGGCTGCGAAGTAGTAGGTCAGGCCGATCTGCCGAGACTTGAGGATGTTGCGGATCCGCGCCGTCAGCGGGTTCTTCTTGGCTTCGAACAGTTCCAGCTGGTAGTTGAACATCCTGGATGTGAATTTCTCCAGGAAGTCCACTTCGGTCAGCTGGCTGATGTCGTTCTTCAGCGCCTTTTCCCGCTTCTTGCTGCCACGCTCGCGCCGCTCCTGGTTCGGTTCCTGGTCGCGGTCCTGACGCTTGCGCGGACCATCGCCATCCGTCGGCGCGGGTGGCCGGCTCGACTGCTTCAGCAACTTGTCACGGATCGAGGTCAGACGGTCCAGCTCGTCCAGTTCCGCCTTGGTCAGCGTGTCCTGCTTTTCCAGAATGAGGGTGATTCGCCGGCTCACAGCGGTCACCGGCTCTTCATCGGTCAGCATGTCGTCCCAACCGCCCTGGCGGATCCAGTAGTAAATGATCCGCACGTTGGGCAGCTTCAGCTGAGCCTGGATTTCCTTCACCGATGCTCGGCGCAGGTAGAGGCGTTTCGCGGCCTCTTTGACTTCGATGGAGTAGTTCATGGGCCGCAGTCTATGCGGCGAAAACCCTGAAAACGCGGCATAAAACTGCGTGAAATTCCTAGATCGTGGAAATAGGAATTTCGCTCAAGCAAAGCGTTTGGCCAGTGCCGATCGGCTCCCTATCGTGGCGCTCATCGACCACCACCGAGCCACCCACAATGC